GCGACAGCGTCCCATGCCGGTAGTATTCAAATCCGAGCCGTTCGGCGCTCATAAGACGCCGCCCTCGCACTTTATGTATCACTGGGACAGTCCACTAGTCGACTTTCCGCGGGCCCTGGTCGCGCCCGCCAACCGCGCGGAAGAAGATGCAGCCGGAATTTCGCGAGCGTTTCTGATCCGGTATCAGGCCGAAGATCTTATTAACTGGAGCGTGGATGAGAGAGGCGAATACGATTGGATTGTCTTAAGGCAATCGATGCGCAAACAGCCTCGGGTCGATTCGCCGGAAATCATCGAAGAAACCTACTGGTATTACTACGACAAGGCTGAATACCGAACGTATAGGCGCAGGGAAGGCGCGGACGAGCCACGCGATATTGAGCTGATCGCACACGGCGCCCACGCTCTCGCGCGGCAGTCGCGAGTGCCGCTCATGACGCTCCAGGTGTCGGAAGGTCTTTGGCTCATGAAAAAAGCGGCCCATTTGCAACTGGAACACTTCAACAAATCCAACGCCCTCGGCTGGGCCATTACAATGGGGCTCTTCGCCATGCCCGTTATCTATTCGGACCGCGAATGGAACCAGATTGTTGGTGAGAGCTACTACATTCAGCTTGGGCCGACCGATAAGTTCGGCTGGACGGAACCGGACGGAAAGGTTTATCAGATAGCGGCGGCCAATCTGGAAACTCTGAAAGAAGAAATCTACCGCGTCTGCTATTTATCGCAAGCGTCCGGAGAGACGATAGGGGGGGCGCGCGCAATCCGCGGAGAGCAAGCAACTGGACTTTACAATCACCCAGGAAGTCTTGCACGCTTATGGAAGCGCAGTGAAGGATTGCATCAAGCGGGTACTAACTGCGATCGGCGATGCGCGCCAGGACGGCGTGACTGTGTCCGTGTGTGGCCTGGATGAAGTCGATATTAGCGACTTCGGAACGGAATTACAGAACGCAACGAGTCTTTTGCAATTGGGCATCCAGTCGCCAACGTTAAAAAAGCAAATCTATCAAAGGCTCGCGCTGAAGTACTTGAGCGACGCCCGGCAAGAGACAAAAGATCAAATTGCGCGCGAAATTGACGCGCAAATAGTGGGTCAGTGAAGAGGAGAGTTCATGGCAGATCACATTGACGTGAATAGCGATGCCGCGCCTTCGGAAAAAAGGCCGGCGAGTAGTCTTGATGTTCGCGAAATCGTGCGGCACGCGATTGAAGAGTTCGTTCGCACTGAGCGGCAAAAGTCAGAGCCGGCATATAAAGCGGAGTTGCTGGAGGAGCGAAAGCGTCGCGAAAGTCTGGAGACACGCCTGAACCAGTTGGCCGAAGAGAATCGGAAAGCGCGGGCCGCGGCTGACGAGGCGGACAAAAACTCGCAAATTCGCAGCGAACTGCAGCGCCTGGGAGTGGCGAAGCTGGACCTTGCCTTTCGAGCTATCAAGGACGACATCGTCAGGGGAGAAGATGGGCGCCTGCAGGCGAAAGGCGCTGACGGAAAGCCGTTGCAGGACTATCTTGCCAGTTTTGTACAAGAAAACCCGGAGCTGCTGCCGGCAAGGATCGTGGGTGGAAGCGGTGCTCATGCGCCATCGCGAACCGCTGTATCAAGTGGCGTAGGCGGCTTCGAACTAGACAAAATTAAGCCGGGCATGAGCAAAGAAGAGTTCGAACGGGTCCGTCAGGAGATATCACGCGTGGCAACTCAAGCGCTGCGAAGCGCGTAATAGCCCGCGGTTCTGACGCACGCGCGTGCTTTGGCCGCTAGTAAGTGCCTGATAGTCGATTCGCAACGATCCATTGTGCACGCCTGGCGCCGCCGCACTCGCGAGTAAGTAGAAACAACACAGAGCGTGGAGAAGCGCAGCGGTAGAAAGCCGGTGTGTTCTTGATTCGCTTTGATTTTAATTTAGGAGACTTATGTCAACCATTACATCTGCCAATCTGGCAAATGCGATCGTAAAGCTTGTGGCCGCCGATGCATTGCCGGCCCTCATGGGGAACCTCATCATGGGGAACCTGGTGAATCGCGACTACGAGCCTGTGCTGGCGCACGCCGGAGACACAGTGAACGTACCAATTCCGCCGGCTCTTGTGGCTAACAACATAGCGGAAGGTGGTACAGTCACGCCACAGAATCCGAATCTCGGCAACGCTCAGATCGTTTTGAATACGCATGCCGAGGCAACCTTTCAGATCCCGGATGTGACCAAAGCGCTGGCGTTCCCCGGCTTGCTGAAGGCATATATGCAGCCGGCCGTCATCGCAATTGCCGAGCGCGTCGAGCACGATCTTCTGGGCTTATACGGCCAGTTCACGGCCAATACTCCAGTCGGCACGGCTGGGACGGCGGTTACGGAAGCAACTATCGACTCTGCGGAAACTGCGCTGTTCTCAGCTATGGTGCCGGCCAGCGCTCCCAAATACCTGGTCGTCGACTCCAGCACCTATTCGCAGATTCGGCAAATTCCCCGGTTCAGCGAGTACTATTCCGCTGGAGAAGCGGGCCTGAAGGCCTTAATCGAAGGAAACGTAGGAAAGATGAAGGATTTCTTTATCTTCCGTTCTCAATTTGTTCCAATCACGGGAGCCGCTTCGCCGAACGCGCATAACCTGGCATTTACAAAGGATGCCATTGGTCTGGTGGTCCGCCGCCTTCCGCAGCCTCTCCCAGGGACCGGCGCGGTGGCCGAGTACGCGGAAATGGGCAACTTCGGTATCCGGGTTGTCATGAGCTATCAACCCAACACGCTGTCGCAACAGTTTACCGTAGACGTGCTGTATGGCTGTGGCGTGCTGCGAAATAGCTTTGCTGTCCAAGTGAACAGCTAGTCGCTAAACTGAGGCCGAATTCGGCTGGGGAGCCGGGTAACAGCGGCTCCCTTTATTTATTTGAGGAGAAGACGATGGACGTAAGACAGTACTATCGAAAAATTCGGGAAGTGGAAGCAGACCTACGTGAGACTTATCCGCTGGTCATCAGTCTTGAGACATCGGATGGCGGCAAGGCTGGCCTGGTCACCGAGGTTTCGCGTGAACTAGCCGCGAAAATGATCGTCGAAGGGCGCGTCACGGTGGCGGACGAGAGGGAGAAGGAACTCTATCGCCAACAACAGATGATTAAGAAGAGAGCGTCCGATAAAGCCGAACTGGCGCGGCGCGTTCAGGTTGCGATCATCACCGACCCGGATCTGCAGAGCCAAATCTCCGGCAGAAAAGCCATCGATCCTTCGGAAAGCGGAAAGTAGGCTCCTAATGGCGCTGTTTACCGACGCAGACATCATCACGTTGGACGACCTTCTGCCCTTTGAAAGTTCATTGGTGCAAGTCGCCGCATCCCACAACATTGACGTCGACACGAAGATCAATCTGGCAACGAGCGCAATCGGCGAGAAACTCATGTTATGGCTGCTGGATGTCCGTGCGTCGGACCCACAGTGGCTGAATCGCCGGCTGCTAGGCCTATCGACTGTGGTGGTTATACCGGTACTGCAGCGATGGTTGTGCTTCGATTCCTTGTCCCGGTTCTTCGCAGAGGCGTATAACGTTCAACTCAACACTCGGTTTGAAGGCAAATGGACAGAGTACAAACAGCAAGCAAGCGCTGCGGCCGACATGGTCTTTATGTCTGGCGTCGGTATTGTTTACAATCCGCTGCCGAAGCCGCCTATGCCAATGGTAGTGGCCAAAGAGGGAAGCGGGTCGGCAGAGCCGCTGTTCATACAAACTGCCTGGATCGACAGCCATGGAAACGAGAGCGCTCTCAGTCCGGTAAACGGTCTAATTCTAGAGGGTGTTTCGATTGTGACCGTCGCAATGGCGGAAATAGCGCCACCAGCCGCCACCGGATGGAATGTGTACGGAAGTTCGATGGCGAATGACCTCACGCTGCAGAATACTTCCGCTCTGGCGCTCGGCCAAACGTGGCAGCTTCCTATCGCGGGATTAATAGACGGCCCCGCGCCAATAGATGGGCAGCAGCCGAATTACTACATAGCGCTTTCCAAACAACTGCAGAGAGGTTGAAAATGCTCCCGATAACTATCCTCGCCTCGCAAAAAGTTTCAGACCTGCTAACAACAGGAAGTGCGCTGCAACTACAGATTAGCGCGATTGCAGTTTCCTGCAACGTGGACGTACCGCCGATCGCATCTGCCCAAATTGTCCTCAGTTCGGCAGGCCCGGCGATTGATGACATGAACACTCAGCTCATCTACCCCCGCATTTGCCTCTATAGCGGCGGCCTTAAGAATACGCAAATTGAAAAGTTTCGTTCATTATCTGGAACGGTATCGGTGATAGCTGAAATATGGGCAAGCGCCAATTTAGTTACTGACAGTGATCGGTGGATTCACTTTTACGTTGAGGCGATGACGGATATTTTGCGTCGGAACATTGGGGACTGGGGCGATGGATTTTTCTTTTCGGGCGCATACGAGGTTCAGTTTCAGCCGCCTAAGAGCGGCGGACTTGGGTTTTCGCAACCAGCGACGGTGGTTTGTAACTTAAACGTGAGCCGGAACTAGGAACCTCAATGGCAGATTATATTTCTTCAAACGCGAACCGCTTTTATGTTGCCGTTGAGTCGGCATACGCGGAAGCGGCAGCAGTGAGCGCTGTGAACCGCTTTCCCGCGGTTCGGCTTCAGGCTCAACAGCTTTTGCAACAGGGTAGACGCCTCGATAAAACGGGCACGAGAACTTTTCTAGGGTCTTCAAAGGATGCGCGGCGTCAAACAGCATTCGAGGCGCGGACCTATCTGACATCGTGGAATGGGACTGGGGAGCCGTCTTATGGGCCTTTGTTTCAAGCGTCTTTGGGCGCGCCGTCACAGGTGAGCAGCGGCCTCCTGGTGAGTTCGGCCCAAAATTCGACAGAATTGCAAACAACGACGACGCACGGGCTTTCGATTGGATCGGGGGTTTCTTATGGGAACGAGATCCGGTTTGTAACTACTGTGCCCGATAGCTCTACCATCGTCTTTAACGCGCCGTTCGCGAACACGCCGTCGGCGAATGCGGCCCTTGCCCCTACAGTGACTTACAATCTATCGACGGTTCTCTCAAGTCTGACGTTATATGATTATTGGGATCCAATTACCGCGGTGAGCCGGATTGTGACGGGAGCCGCTGTCGATATCCTCGAAATTTCGGTCAACGGGGATTATCACGAATTTGTGTTTAGCGGACCGGCAGCCAATCTCCTCGATTCAAGCAGCTTCGTGGCGGGAGCGGGAGGACTAAGCGGTTTTCCGGCGGAACCACCTCTTTCCCAGTTTAATTATTCAATCGTTCCGGGACATTTGGGTGAGGTTTGGCTCGGAACTGCGCCCGCTCAGTTCTTCACTTTAACCGAGGCGAGCATCGAACTGAAGAACAACATCGACGTCAGGAATCAGGAGTTCGGGTCTTCTTATCCCAGAGCAATCGCGCCGGGGCCGCGGCAGGTGGCTTCAAGTTTTGCGGTGCTGGCGCAAAACGACGCTCAAACCACCGCGCTTTACGCCGCGGCAAAAGAACGGAATCTCATCTCGATGATGTTGCAGCTAGGCCAGCAGCAGGGGGAACTCATGGGCATTTTTATGGCTAACGTCACGCCTGAGATTCCTAACTATAACGATTCGGAGACAAGACTGCAGTGGGAATTCAAGAACAACCTTGCTCAAGGAGTCTCAAATGATGAACTTTACATCGCTTTTGCATAAGCCGACCGACTACTCGAGCACTCTCTGGCGGGAGAGCGAGGCGATGGGCGGCGTTCGTTACGCCATCCACCGCGTATCGCTTTCGCAGCGAATTGAACTGAGCAAGAGCGTTAGAGCGTTGACGCTTGATCACGAGTTTTTGAAAGCGGGAGATGCGGCTGACCAGCTTGCAGCGTCAACTGCCGAACTCCTCGCGCGAAAGTTGTACCTGGAGTGGGGGCTTGCGGAGATACAAGGCCTAACCATCGACGGGCAACCAGCGACGGCGGAGTTGCTTGCCGAGAAGGGCCCTGAGCGGCTGAGTGATGAGATTGTAACTGCGATTCAGGCGGAACTTGGTCTTTCGGAAAAAGAAATAAAAAACTTCTAATCGCATTCCATTTCCAGTTTTCTTCACCAGCCGCGTGGAAATGCGATAGCTGCCGGGCGAGCGGACTGGTAAAGGCGCGGAATTGTGCATGGGCCGGTGGAAACGGTGCTGGTACCAAAGCAGTTTGGGCTCGTGGGGAACTGTTTTCCGTCCAGTGCCCAAAATCGGTGATTACCGCACAAAGTCTGCATTTCTTAGAGCAGTTTCGGCTCTGGAAAGAGTTTGGGCGAGGAAGTCCATGGTCTATGGACGCTAGGGCGGCGGAGGCCATTCTGGTTTTGGAACAGGCGTGGCGAATGGAGAATGAACGTGTCGAACTCTAAAAACAACATATCGGGCGCCGCGGAGATCTCGATGGCTACTTTCCCACTTCTCAGCACCGGGGTTTTGGCGCAATATCCAACTCCTCTCACCAGCGGCCAGAGCGCTCAAGTAATTTGGTTCCTGGATGGATCCGATCAACGCTATCTGAATCAGGGCCGAATGCTCCGGCAATGGCAAATCAAATTAGATCTACTGAATGAGACTGAAATTCAGCAGCTAGAGGCCTTCTTCGTCGAACAGCAGGGCGATTATTCGCCTTTCACCTTCCCAGACCCATTTAGCGGAACGGATGTGCCGAACTGCCGGTTTGCCGCGCCTGGCTTAGTCAGCGATTACGTGGGCGTCGACGTCAGCTCGACTTCCTTTTGGGTGGTTGAGACGAATGGCTAACCTTTACTACCCTCAGTTGACGAGCGGGGCGCTGGCGCAATATCCAATCCGCAAGACACGACTCGTCCGGACCATAAAGAACGTGCTCCAAGACGGTAGCATGATTCTGTTTGCGGACCCGGATGCTGCGCGCCTGGGCTGGCAGCTCGCATACCTGGACTTGTCCGCGACCGATTCAGGAGCGTTACAGGAACACTTCGATGCGTGTGTCGGCCCTTTTCATGCGTTCACGTTTATCGACCCGACTGACAACATGTTGGTATCCAGCTCTGATTTGACGGCTGCCGCATGGCAAACGTCCAGTTTGATCGATGTGACGCCGGGCGCGACGGATCCGGATGGAGGATCTGCCGGGTTCACAGTTACTAATACGGGTCAAGCCGATCGGGAGATCAGCCAAACACTAATTGTGCCCGCCAACTATCAGTATTGTTTTTCGCTGTACGCAACAAGTTTCGGGCCATCCATTATTAGTTTGATCAGACGTGGGGCTTCTCTTGAACAGACCACAAGTTCGGCGATTGGACCGGGCTGGACGCGGGTTGTTTCGAGTGGAAACCTGGATGACCCCTCGACTAGCTTCACAGTCGCTGTCAGTCTAGCTGCCGGACAACAGATCGGGATCTATGGCATTCAGCTCGAGCCGCAGATTGCTCCGTCTCGCTACCGGCCGACTGCGCAAATCGGCGGCGTCTATTCCACTGCTCACTGGACCGTGGATCAACTGAGTTTTGTCGCGGAAGCGCCGAATCTGTTTTCCACGTCTTTCAGCATTGAAACGGCCATATAGGACAAGTCAAATGGGGACTATTAACCAGATAAAACAGCTCGCGGAAGCCGATACTCCTCTATTGTTTTTCCAGTGCGTTCTGCCATCTGGCGATGCCGAATATTGGAGTACCCACTCCATTATGTTCAACGGAGAGGCATATACGCCTCGAGTCCTTAAGCACAATCTATTCGATCTCCAACTCTCGGCGGATGATGCGATGGATGGAATCTCGCAACTCTCTCTTACGTTGGCAAATGCCGATTCCGAGCTTTCCGAGCTGCAGGCCGCTATCGGGTTCAAAGGCTCTCAACTTACGGTTTACTTTGCCTTCGCGGACTTGCCGAGTCTGACGATCACAACTGAGAGTACGGTCCTCTTTCGAGGAATTGCCGGCGATCCGGACGAGATTGCAGAAGATTCTTTGAGCCTGAGCTTTACGAATAAGCTAAGTCTGCAGCGTATTCCGGTTCCGGAAGTCCGAATCCAGCGCTCCTGTCCCTGGAATTTCCCAGCCACTCTGGAGCAGCGGACCGAAGCGCAAGATGGAGGGGGGAACGGAAGATATTCGCGGTTCTACCGCTGCGGGTATTCCGCGGATGTGGAGGGAGGGTCCGGCAATCTCTCCGGCGGGGAAGCGTTCACTTCCTGCGACAAATCACGTGGGCAATGCCAGCTGCGAGGGATGTTCGATACTGACGCATCCGGGAATACAAACCGCCGCTTTGGAGGCTTCGAGTTTGTTCCCTCGGCGATTATGGTGCGCACGTCCGGCGACAAGACGTCACATATCTCTCCGCTCCTGGATAATTCCGCGAAATACAACGATCCGGTCCCAATCGTCTATGGGACGGGCTGGCTGAAAGCGCCGGTGATTTTTGCGAGGAATGACGGAAACCTCACCCACATGGAAGCGCTGCTCGGCATGGGTGTTGTACAGAGCGTTTTGAAAGTAGTGGTCAGCGATATCGAAATCCCGCTCGCGGTTCAAGGACAGGACATGACGACGACGGGCTGGTATAGCGTCGTCACCATGGGTACGCGCCAGGGCAACTTCAATCTGGACTTTACCGATTCGAATGGAAACCCGTTAGGTGATCCGTATGGAAGCATGTCTGTGCTTTCCATCGTTGTGCCAAACCGAATCAGTACGGGAAAGTCGCTTCCGAATGTCGAGGTACTGCTCCAGGGTATGCAGATCGACGCATACAATCCGGACGGGACATTTCAAGCTACAACCTATACGAACAATCCGGTGTGGGTCATCTTAGACCTCCTTCGGCGATGCGGTTGGTCCACTGCGGATCTCAACCTTCCAATGTTCGCTTCGGCCGCGGCTTTTTGTCAGACCCTAATCAGCACCACCGACCTGAATGGCAACCCTCTTCAGGTACCGAGATACGAATGTAACCTGATTCTGACAAAACGGCAGAGCGCGGCCGTAGTTGTGCGAGGCATCCGGGTAGCCGCGAGCCTCATGCTTCGGTACGGCACGACAGGACTGTTGGAACTGCTACCGGAGACCACGATCGCCAATCAACAACCCACCCTTCCGGACGGCGGAAATAGCGTCGAGACGTTGGACGGCGGTTGGCCGGCATATGAATTTAGCGATGGCTCGGCGCCATTTTCGGGAATCGTCCGGAATCCGAATGGGACTTCTACCGTTCGCCTTACCTCGCGCACCATCGCTGAGACGTCAAACCGTTTAAGCGTCGAATTTCAGGACGAATCGAACGAGTATCAGCAGGACAGCTTGTCACTCGTCGATTCGGACGATTCGGCACTCATCGGATACGAGATCAGCAGCCAATCCACGGCTTTGGGAATTGCAAACTTCAGCCAGGCGACCAGAGTGCTTCTGCGCCAGCTTGACAAATCCACTGACGGCAACTTATTTGTTCAGTTTCAGACCAGCTTTCGGGCCTTGAAGGTTCGCCCCGGCGATATTATCGCCCTAACGTACTTGAAAGAAAACTTCATACGCTTGCCCTTGCGCGTGGTGAAGTTATCGCCATCGACGAATTATCAACTAGTCACGATTCTTGCGCAGATTCACGATGACGATTGGTACAGCGACAATCCAGCCGTATTGGGAGGCGCGGGCCGTCAACCCGGAGCTCAAGTACAGATACCGCGGCCTCTGATCGGTCTGATTGAGCATACGGACGCGAATAAGAACTTCGAATATTTCGACTTCTCGGTGGACGAGAACATACAGGCTCTGAATGACGGGACTGCGACCGACACTCTGACGGTCGGGTTTTCACAGCCGACAAAGCCCGACGCCAATTCCCCCAATCTTCCATTGCTGAGTCTTTCTCCCGAATATCAAACGACCGGCGGCACTCTTCGAGGTGCAAGCAGTCTATATTATGCAGTGACCGCGCTTGATGCTGCTGGGGATGAAGGCGCTCTATCGTTCACTGTTCCAGCGGTGATCCCGGTGGGACCCGACACTAACTCTGTTTCGATTACTGGATTGAGCTTCCCTGTGACCGCGGCAGCCTTCAATGTGTACTGCGGGACGACACCACAAATGCTTTACCGGATTGCGAGCAACCTTCCGCTAGCCGCTACCTACACGGATACGGGTGCCCCACCTCAACCCATTGGACCCCCGGACGCGAGCTTCGATCACGCAAATTTCTATTACCGGTATGAATACGCGGGACCGTTTCCGACGACCATCTTCTCTCCAACCACGATTGGTTGGGACGACATGGGTGCGACAAGTTTGGCTTATGCCGGCATGGTGGCCCGGATTATTGAGGGGACGGGGCGAGGCCAGGAGCGCTCCATCTCAACGAATAGCCTAACGACCTTAACGGTCGGCTCCGCATGGTCCGTAACACCCGATCCGACCAGCCAGTTCGTGATCGCGCAAGGCTCGTGGACATTCGCTGCGGTATCCGCAACCAGCCCCGCTCAGTTCGAAATTCGATATCAAAATGGCGCTGTAGTTGAGATTTCCGGACGAGGGGCCAACGTCAACAATCAGGAAGGAACGGCTGATCTTTGTCCTCTGACGCGCTGGGCGTTGGGGGCCGGCCAATCGGATGCTGGAACTGCCGGTATACCGGATTTTGCTCTCATCGCGCCCGGTGGCGGCGATTTGACCCTCTACCAGGTGGGATTCAGCGACTTCGAGAATACGTCGTCAGTTTCCAGTGGAACTTTGCAGATCATGTATTGGAACGAGCTCGATACGCCAAGCAGTTTTACCCTCGCCGCGGCTCTCGATGCCAGCGTGACAGAAATTATGTTGGCGCAGGCGTCCAACTCGGCTCAAGTCGCTCCCGCCGCTGGGGACATTGTACAGGTGGGAGAGGAGCTTATGACAATTCTGTCTTTGGGATCGGTGGTCAATACCTATAGCGTCTTTCGGGCATCCCTTGCCTCATCGGCCGCCACACATAACGCCGGCGATCCGGCGCTGCCTCTGGAAACGTCGATACTTATCGTTCCGTTTGCGCAAAACTTCTTCAGTAATAAAGCATCGGTCAATTACCTGCAAACAGAAAGCCTTCCTGACATTCGCATCGCCGCTGCGGAGTTCTATGTGACAAATGCCTTTGGAGACAGCTTGGCGCAACAACAGTGCTACACAAGCGGAACAGATGGAAGACTACGGACTCTATCCGGCGGGCAGTTTTCCATGCAAGTAAGCGGATATTTGGCTACACAGCAGAGTGCTGCTCCGCCCTTGCTTGTTGAGACGCCGCACGCGGTAAGAGACCTTCGCGCCGCGCTAAATCAGGCGGCCGTCGGCTATACCATTAGCGTGGACGTTTTGCAGAATGGCGTAGAGTACTGCAATCTGACTGTTGCGACTGGCGATACAACGTCGCCAGTTGTAGACGGAGTAAATCTGCCTCCCTTGCTGGAAGCCGCCGCTCTTACGATGAATATCACTTTGGAAGTAATACAGGGCTTCCCAGATTCCATAAGCCCAGGACGGGATTTGACGGTAACGATTCGTCTCTAGCCATGGTTGAGCAGATCTACAAGCTGAGTCCTCACCGCGACTTGCAATGCTATTTCCTCACGCCATCGGCGATCGCGGCTATGAGCCAGGCGAGCGACGCTGGTTTTATTGTTTCCGGGAAGTGGCGCCAACAATTCGATTGGGCGGTCGTCGAGTGGAACCGCGATAACGTCTTTGAGCATCCGGCGCTGCGCTACCTGCCTGATGGAGATCTGAGCGGCCTCACACTGACGTATCAGGAGCAGCGTACCGCCTGTATTCCCATTGAATCCGATCTATATCCGGTTGTTTCATGGGATCAACTAAGGCTGTGGGTTGAAAACGGTGATGGAACGGAGACGGTCTACTATGTAAGCATCAAAGATCACGCGACGCCGATAGCTGGCAACTATGTGGCTGCATCGGCAACGATGATTCTCAGTGCCTCGCCTGGTGTGGGAAACCGAGCGGGTCTGGCGCTGCTCGAGGAGCATCATTACTATACCGTTCAAGAGGGCGATGAACTCAGTGACATCACCGCCGGAATAGCCGCTGACATACAGCAGTTAAGCTTAACGTTCAGCGCTACGAGCAATGGCGCGTCGGTAACGGTCACTTGGAATCCAACGAGCTCGAAGGGGTACCTGGACTTGCTAGGTGCGAATGGGAATCGGATTACGATGTATGGCTTCGCCGAAAACGGAGTGGCAGTTTGGCAGGAGCCAACTGCCACATTCAGCGGTGGCGCCTTTCCGACTACCTACGAGATCGCATTTGATTTTGCCAATCTTATGGGCACGACGGACAACGATCCCGATAAGCCACAGTCAGTCCCCACAACAGGCGTCCGGAAGTTGCGCTGGACCTGGGCCGCGGACATGCAACCTGGTAGCTTCGAGCAGACAGAATTCCAGGTAACCATTTCAAACTGGGCGGTTAGCGGCAGTAACAGGCAGTATTCAGTTGCAGGGCCTGGAAGCCGGCGAATTGAAGACACCGACCCCTTGATCGCTTATGTTGGATCGTGGAGCGTACAGAGTGGGAATTACTCAGGAAGTAAAATCCACACGACAAGCAGTCTGAACGATAGCTTTACCATCGCATACAGCGAGACCGCCCAGCATCAACTGTTTTTGGGCACCCGTCTCTTGACATCCGGTGCAAACGTTAGCATATCCATGGACGGAGAACTCCTGCCGCCATTGGGTCTTTTTCTCAACGGCGAAGATGTGCTGATTCGAGCGCCCCTGGGGAGTTATGGGGCAGGAACGCACACCTTAACCTTGACGAACGCCGGCCCAGCGGGAACCGCTGTTTATTTCGATTTTCTCGAGATCGCCTATCCCTCAACGAGCCTTCCCGATTTTGACCCACAGCTTGAGTTGTCATTGGCGACAGACTGGGATACCTACCATTCGCAGTCCTTGCCAGCTGAGCGTACCGCTTGGTTGATAAACAAGCTTGGATTTCAGGGACGTGTCAATCACTATACTGGTGCTCTGTGGTTTTATGAATTGGCGCGGACGGGCACTCAATATGCCTCGTTGACCGTCACGCTGACTCCGATCCAAGGGTATGCCGGCAGTCCCACTGTCGTGCTGGCCTTCGCCGCTCCTGGCGAGCCCGATTCGCCTACCTTGTTGTCCCACCTTGTCCTTGTAGATGATACGGCGTCAAACGTTGCAGAGGCTTTGGCCGCGCTGATTAACACCGGGACGAATTTGCTTTGGGCGAATACAAGCGGGAATCAGCTGATACTTACAGCCCGGTCTATGGGCGTGGCTGGGAATGGCATCACCGTTCAACTGGATCCCAGCAACGAAGGTTACGTCCTTAGCCCAGCCTCAAGTGCCTTAAGCGGTGGGGTTGACGGAAATCCCTATGGCCTGGATACGACCGATCCCCTGAACAGCACCCTTATAGCCGCAGCTGATTATTGGCGTACTGACTTAACAGCGATTCCCAGAATCAACCGGGCGGCGCGCGATTGGCACGTCGCGTATTTCACTGCTTTGAAAGGCTACGGAATGGATGCTGTCGCATCCTTCAGTACTGAGCTGATGAACGGCGATCCATCGGAGCAGGTTGGCATCGCGCAGCGATATCCCGACGGAACGCCGGTTGTGGTGAATACGCCGGCGGTTCAAACCAATTTCTCTCCCACAGCGACCGCGTTCTGGATACAAACCTACCTCGATATGGCCACTCTGCAGGCCGCGGCGGGGATGACACCGTACTTGCAAGCCGGCGAAGTGCAATGGTGGTATTTCCCGGAGCAAGTGGAGACCCTAGACGTCGGTATGCCGTTCTACGATGACTACACGCAGCAGCGGTTCCAGGCGACCTATGGCGAGCCCATGCAAATTATACTCAGTAACAACGTTGACCCCGCCGGCTATCCGAATGAGACAGCGTTTTTGCCTGGCTTGATTGGAACTTATACCCATGCGATTCGAAGTGCATTGCAAGGACAATTTCCAGGCTGTCG